AGATGATATCAGGTTGGAAACCTTTCTTAAGTGACAACTCATTCAAGAGTGCCTTGAAGTGACCCACATGTGCAGATGCTGTGGGGTATTCTTTGATAACAAGTCTGCCCTGAGTCTTCTTCCTCAGTCCATCAATCTTAGCAACGTAACGATCCTTGGTAAGGATCGGGTCACTCAGTTGTTGGATCGGGAGGTCAAGAAGGTTGGCGTCAATTCTCTCAGCAATTCGTTCTTCTGCCATCTCCATTGTAATGTAGAGAACGTTGCGTCCTTGGAGCAGGATGGAGCTAGCCACATGGCACATGAATAGAGACTTGCCGACGCCTGTACCAGCAAGCGCGATGTTAAGAGTTTTGTTAGGCAGACCGCCTTTTGTGATTTTGTTGAAATAGTCGAGATCAAAGGGAATTTTCTCCTCTTTACGGTGATAGAAGTCATAACGATCAGTTGAGTCATTGATATAGTCGTGACCTACATGGTCATCAAAACACACCCCCAGTGCCTCAGACATAATGGAGGGGATGGCATCTTTAGTGCGAGTCTTATCCTGACCGTCAGCGATCTTGACAGACTCCATCAACGCTAAGTATATAGCACGCTCCTTACACCACTTCTCAGTAGTGTCGAGCAACCAGTCTTCATTGTATTGGTCATGATCCAGGTTATCTAGGAAAGACACGATCTCCCTGAAGATGTCCTCAGTGATATCACGACGTTTCTCTACCTCAATCTTCAGAGCAGTGGGCTCTGGGGTAGTATCATACTCATTGATATACTCCGTCAGCGTATTGAATAGCGTCCGATTGGACAACGCATCAAAATACTCATCCTTGAGGAAGGGTAGGACCTTGCGGCAGTAATCTTCTTCAAGGATAAGTTTGCTGAGGGCAACCTCCTCAATTTTTAGACTCATTGATAGTGCAAATAGGTGGTCAAAATATACTTGTCCTCACTCTTGGGGACCATCCCTGCGTGTGGGTATTGCCAGGTGGGAGGAAACATGACAATCCTACCACGTTTTGCCTCTACTTCATAGTCACATTTACTAAAATAAGTAGACCCACCTTCTTCGACATCATTCAGATAAACAAAGTATGTCAGGAAGCGACGTGCTGATGCATAGTCACCGACATCAATATGCTCATCAAATCTACCCTCACCCGCAGTATAGCGGACCACTTTGATCTGCTCCAGAGCATTCTTCTGTGGCATAAACCTCTCACATTCCAGGTCAAGAATGTATTGCTGACCACATGCTTGCAGTGCAGTCACAACCTGATTCTGAATCAGACCCCACTCACTGCGTTGGTCTGCTTCTGCCAACTCAGTCATGTTAAGAGTAGAGAATTTGATATTATCCTGATCCAGGATAATTTTCTGACCGTGCTTATCAAAGTTGTTGATGATATGCTTACACAGATTCTCATCCAGCACATCATCATAGACTCGAATGTAGTGCTTAAGATCCATAACTAAACTCCTGACGGGCTGCTTCTTCCAATTGTGCCATCACTTCATCCGTGAAATACTTTTCAGGATCATTAAGAATTGACTTTGGATAAACAGATGCTTCACCCATCTTGTAGCGATTGCCTACACGCTGGAAGACTCCATACTTCTCACCCAACTCCAGGAGACCATAGTATTTGTCCAGACCCCGCTCATCATAGAAGAGACGGGTCTCCACCATGGAGTTTTCTTTAGTGAGTCGTGACTTTGCTGTCTTGGCTTTGATGATATTACCAATGACTTCCTTACCATCCTTCTCTTTAGATTTTGAAAGATAGATGATGGTAGAAGCAGCATACTTAAGACCACTACCGCCACCCATTTCTTTAGTGGGGACGTATGCTCCGACGACATCGTATGTATGATTGGTAACGATGAGAGGTACATTTGCTTTACCCAGTTTGAGTGTAAGGACACGGAAAATGGACTTAACAACCTGAGCACGAGTCATGTCTCGGGTTTCTTTACCTGCCTCAGAGTCTTCGATCTCTTTGGTGGTAGACAACATGCCCAGAGAGTCCAAGACAAACATCATTGGTTTACGTTTGTCTGGTGATTGCTCCAGATATTTATCCAAAATACGGATTGCCTGCAAGCGGAATTCCTGCACAGTGGTAACAGGGACTACAACCATGCGCTGACTGTCAATGTTTCGTGACTCAATCATCTCGCGAGAGATGGCAGACTCAGATTCAAAGTAGATTACACCTGCGTCAGGATCAGTTTCAAGAAAATGCTTAACGATACCGAGGCAATAGAAAGTCTTACCAGTTGAAGATTCACCAGCGATAGCTGTAATCTTATTCGACGGGATGCCACCAAAGATGGACCCGCTGCATAGAGCATTAAAGATATAGGACCCAGTATCAATGAAACCAGAAGTATCGCCTGCTGATACACCGTCAGAAACCAGACCAGCATATTCATTATCAATTTCTTTTACAATGTCATTTAGAAAACTCAAGACCAAAGTGCCTCCAACGTGTTTACTTTTTCTGCTTGCCACCCGATAGTATCGAGGATTGCTTTAAGAGGATCAAGGAAACTCTTCGTGAATTGTAGGTCGTAATCAATGCTGCTGTCAAGACCAAATTCAGTCGGAAGAGTCTGGAAGAATGATACAACGTTTTCGTTGATCTTGTTAGGTGTCCTCAAGTGGAGATACTTGACCTTCTCACCTTCCTGAATGAGAGGATACTTGTGGGACAGTTTCTTCTTCTTAATCCAGAAGTTATATAGCAGTGCTCCACGCACATGCATTGGACATCCCTTGCCATAGATGGTGGCAGGGGAAGAATTCTTAGCGATGTTGTTGCATCCACGAGGGAATGCTACCTCCTCAGGAGGGAGGGACTCAAACTTATCACGGAAGTCTTTGATGTATTGCTGAGTTGCTTCTTCACTGCCAGTCATGATCACATTGAGTGCCTCTTTAATTGCAGTGCGGCAAGCAGCAGGAGTGGAAGACTTCACTGCTTCGATACCCATCATCTTTAGTTTGGGTTGAGCATACTGCACACCCTCACTATTCCAGACGTTGAGAATATAACGCTTCTTAGCAGTCCAGATGCCCTTGTTAGCGATATTCTCTCGCTTCATAAACATCTTCTGCTCGTAGGCATTCACATAGGACGCCAACGCTTCATAAGAATTTCGTATATACTTCTCAAATTCCACTTCACACACCTTGTCAAGGAACCTAACAATGCTCTCATCGCTTGCCTCTCGCTCCTTGAATATCTGGTGTACAAAAGGACCCAGATTGAGATAGATGGAATCAGTATCAGAAGCAATAACGTAGTCAGTATCATCGGTCTTAAGAATTTTGTTTAGGTATGCATTCATCCGATTCTCAATCCAACGAATCGAGACTTGACCCGAGAGAGTGATCGCCTCAGCATTTGCCAGATTGTAGTATCGGAAGTATTGGTTTCCAATGGCACCATAGGCAGAGTTGAGTTGGATCTTTCTTGCCATTTGGATGTTGTTGAATTTGGACACATCCTTTTGAAGTGCCAAGGTCTCTGCTGGTGTCTTGGCATTTTCAAGATCTTGCTTAGCGGCAAGCATTCGTTTCTTGTAAATGGTCCTTTCATCGTAGATCCTCTGCATCATTTCTGGGAGGAAACCGTGGATGTCCTTACGATACTGAGCACCGTTAGCACACACAGCATACTCTCCGTCAATATCTATCGCCTGATTAAGAAGTTTTTCAACCGTGACAGTTGGGTGCCGACGATCAACCAACGTCTCTGGCGAGATGTTGTATTGCATAATGAGGTGAGGGTATAGGGAGTTGAGGTCAAAAGAGACAACCCACTCGTACATCCCTGGTATAGGCTCTTTGACATATGCACCAGCGTATTTTTCATCTTTTTTTGATGTGAGTTTTGGGGGCACTACAATGTGCCTTTTGCAGAGGTCATTGTAGATAAGGGTATCCCACATACGCACCTGTGAATACACATCCTCAAAGTTGACCTTGGCATCAAATGCCATAGTGATTGCCAACTCAATCAACTTCATCTTGTCTTCCAAACGGTCAACAAGATTAACGTCTTGGATGTTGTATTCAACGAAGCGTTGCCAGTCTGAGGTGTAGAAGTCCTTGAAGTTTTCAAACTGAGAGTGGTCCAACTTTTGCTGACCCAACTCTACGTTTGCAATGTGATCCAGTCGATAGGACTCCTGGTTGGTGTAGGTAAACTTCTTGTAGAGATCCAGGTAGTCAAGAATGTTGATACCTGTCAACTCGTATGCAATGTTAGTCCTACCCATGATCTTGATCTCACGATCAATCACGCGATTCCAGGGTGACAAAGACTTCTTCCACTTCTCGCCAAGGACACGCTCAATGCGACGGCAAATATATGGGATGTCATACAGGTTGCAATTCCAACCCGTCACAATGTCAGGAGTATTCTCTGTCCACCACTTATGGAAGTCAGTGAGCATCTCCTGCTCGGTCCAGAAGACACGATACTCAGTATCTGCAGGGGCAAACTCTCGTGTGCCCCAGGTGATAGTCTTCTTAGTGTTGAAATCCTTGATTGTAATGCACAGCATCTCCTCAGCAGATGCCAGCACATCAGGGAAACCGTTTTCACATGCCACCTCAATGTCAATCGTATAGATCTTCATCTGGGACATGTCATAATCGATCTCTCCAGGGAATTTCTGACCGATATGTTGATACACAAACCGCTCATACCCATGCACTTCCATACCAGCAGCATCCTGATACTGATTCATGAAGTCTCTCGCTTCACGAGCACCAGAAAACTGCTTAGGATATGCCTTGCGTCCGTCTAGGGTGCGATAGTCAGTCGGACGTGACTGTGCATTAGGCACCATAAACATAACAGGGCGAGACTTCTCTCGATACTGCACGGGTTGTCCGTGCTCGTATCCGCGATAGAGAATGTCGTCGCCCAGCAGGACAAGGTTGGTATAGAAATTACTCATTCAGTGCTTGGTATGCCTTGACGATAGTATCTGACGGATCCAGTATAGTCATTACATCGTCCGTTGTCAAGAAAACAAATCGCTGATCGGTATGAAGAGGGTAGGTCTGAAATTCTGCTTCAGGTGTGATGCTATAGCAGTCCTCCAGGAGGAGACTCGGCTCCTCATCCAGCTCCGTCAGATTCCCCAATAAGTAGGTCTGCGGGTGGTGTTTGAGAATAATCAATTTCAGCATTGTCTTTGGCTTTTTGAAGGTTTTTATACTGCTCTAGGACTTGTTGGTATCCAATCAGCACATTTTGATGAGGCTCTGACATGGATACTACAGAGAAGAGGGACACAATGTTACGACCAGCAGCAAGAGGTGCCCAAGGAAAGAATTCTAATTTCATATCCTTGAGTTGATCAAGTGAATTTTGATCCTCTTCTTCAGTCAGAAACATATTTTCAGCGGGACGTTGAATCATCACACTAAATGCATCAGCAAACTCATAACCAAGTGCCTGAGTTGACTGTGGATTCTCGCGAATCTCTTTTACATCAGCGATTACGTCCTCGCCGCTTTGCAGTCTTGCGATTTTTATCATAGGTCTTCTCCATCAAGTTATCGTAAGTGTATTTTACCATGTCCACAAAGGCACGGCGGGCAGATTGGTTTCTAGTATCAGCAAGGATATGCACCATCTGCATAAACTCATCCATATACTCAGGAGGGAGATCTACGGTAAGAGTTTCAGTTTTTTCAGTATATGCAGGGCATAGATTCACATAATGATTCATAGGATTCTCCAAACAAAAAGAGACCCTCACGGGGGTCTCTTCAGTTGCATACTATATATCAATAATTTCTGAGGTAACTCTGACAAGTGTCCTGATTTTTCTTACACCAGTTTCTGACATAAGAATCGGCATCAACTTCCATGCTGTAGTGGGCGTGGTTGTGTGCCAATCCGATCACGATCATGAATCCGACCAGCAGACCATTAAACAGAGTCACTGGGTGACTCATCACTCGGAGGAGTTTCGTCAGAAATATCATAGACTTTCAGTTTCTGGTGGTCAGGAATGATCTTCCGTAATTCTATCACCAGTAGTCCATTTGTAAAGCGGACTGTGCCCAATTCAACATCATCCGACAAGTTGAAACCTCTAGCGAAGGTGCGAGTAGACACCCCACGGTGTAGATACTCATCTTCCCCTTTACTCTTCGCTGCCTTAGACCTGACTAGGAGGACGTTACTCTCAGTAGAGACTTCAATTTCATCCTTATCCCAACCAGCAAGTGCCATTTCGATCCTCCACTTGACCTCAGATTCTTTCACGAGGTTATAAGGGGGATACGCTTCGTTAACCGATCCCATTCCATAAGAATGCAGTCGGTAAAAAATGTCGTCTAGTCCGACACTATATCTTTCTGCAGCATCAATGATCGCACCAAGATCTTTGCTGCCAAACTTACGCAGTCCAGTCATTTACTTACTCCTTAAAAAGCGAGATTAGATTGTGTGGTCCCCGAAGGCAACCATACTTATTTAGAGATAAAGGGTCAAACTTTAATAGTGGAAAACCGTATTAAAAGTTTCGGATCTCCGCAAAGACTCTACAATGATAAATATCTAAAGACCTAACTAGAGGATGAAATGAAAAGACTTCTACCTCTTGTAATGATTTTGATGGCAACACCAGCATATGCAGGTGGACTTGTTACTAAACATGCTTCTAGCACACAACTGACTGTTGATGCTGCTCGCTCTACTGCTGTAAGAATCGGTGGTAGTTATTCTGCTGCTGGTTCTAACATCTCTGTCACCACAATGGGTGGTGCTACTTCTGGCGCTGGCACATACACTGTCAACACATCTGGTCAAGACTGGTCGTTGTCTGAATCGTATAACGCAGCAGATGCAATTCCTTCCGCTGCTGTTAGCACAGGTGATGTTCCTAACTTCGGTAACCTTACTTCTTATGCGGCTGGATCTGCTGGCACTCTAGCTGGCACGATTGACAGAAGTCATGCTATTACGCTGACTGCTGGTGGTGCAGGCACATCTGCGACAGGACAATTCGTTACGGAAATCACTGTTATCGACTAATAATATATAACCATGAAGAGATTATTTTTCGTGGCATTGCTACTGGGGTCTCCTGCTATGGCGGTCCCAGTAGTCCCCAACTTTACACAGGGGTCGATGACGAGCCACACAGAGACGACACAAAAAATTACAGAGACCATCAACTCGATGGACTATAACACAGGGTATCAATACTCTGTGACAGGGAGTGGGATCAGTGCTTCAGGTAATCTTTCTCCTGGCACTGGAAGTAACAATGTAACTATAGATGGCGTGACATCATCATGGACAGGAATAACAAGCAGACCAAACTTCACACAGACGACTCCAGGAGCAGCGTTTCAGTTCACAGAAACCTATCAAGGTCCTGGTTTAAGCAATCAAACAATTATTCAAAGAACGACAGAGGTAACAAGCATAACAGACACTACCTCTATCTTCTCGCAATAGGTATCAATCTCACTTTTCCAATCCAAGCATATGCTGAAGTCGGGGGTGTAAGTGCTACAGCAGCGCCAGTCGCAAACAGCTCAGGCTCAGTGACCAACCAAGCAATCCAGGTTTTACAAGGTCCTTACATCACTAATACTTACGGAAATGGTATTCAGTGTCAAGGTCCCACACTAAACTTCACACCTTATGTTACAGGTAGTGCATCTGCTACCAAACCATACGAGCCATATTATTATGATCCTGTTTATGATATGCGTGACTTAGATGAAGATGGAGCACCAGACAATCCTGGCTCT